ATGTCGTCATACTGGTATCGGTACAGCGAGGGGCCGTAGGCTATATAGATGTTGTTGTGCGAGTCCACGAATGTCCCACGTACATTGAACTTCAACCCAGTAGGTGGGTTCACAACGAGTTTGTCCCCGACTCTATCTACGCAAGTCGGGCCAAGCGGAATCATATTCAGGTAATCACTCACTGCGAGTCCGTCGTGGAACTCACTTATTCCCTTAAAGTCTGCCATTGCCGTAACCTCCACCGTACATGTTGCCCCTGCTATATCCACGTTGCAGGTAGTCGGCAATCTTGCGAGGGATATTCTGGGCATGATGCCGTTTCGAGATGTTCTTGATGATGGCTTGATAGGACTCCTCGACAAGTTTTGCCATAGAAGGTGCGGTGTCGAGACCGTACTCTATTGCAAGACGGTAGGCGAGTTTAGCTATCAAGAATGAACGGAACTTCTCTGGAGCGATTATCGTCCCTTCCCAAGGTCTCGGGTTGTCGAAGGTGTTTACAATCTTCAACGGAATAGGGAGTACGAGAAGTAGTGGTTCGCTTCCATAACTTCTGTTCAGCCTAATCAGCATGCGGTCTGGAAGGTCTTCGACTCCATAGACAAGTTGCGAATTTCTGAACTCAGCAGACACCATTTCGGCAGCATGAAGATACAGGAGCTCGGCACCATCGCAAGCCCGAAATACACCTTCAACCCGCATAGGCGAGAAAGGAATGTTATACCTCTTGTCAAGAAGTTCGTCGTCCTCGTTTCCAGAACTTACCTGTGTCGCCATCTTGATAAGTTTGAAATCGGAAGTCCAACAATAAACATCACGATATTCGTTTTCAAATTGGTTACAGGGCCATTTGGCAGTCTTCGGTTCCAGAGTAGGTGTGGATGCCTCTATATATCCGTGGTTAATCAGTATCGCTCTGATTTTCGGACAATACCACTTCGTGTCAGACCCTATCAAGATACTCTGTCTCTCGTTGAGTGTTCTGTAATCTTCGGCAACCTGACCCATAATGAAGATGTCCGAATCAGTCGGTGGCGTGATAAGACTCACACATCTGTTCTGTGGTGTAACTGGATAGACAATCTCGGTAATGTCGAGTGTCCTGTCACAGTTCATCATTGGGATAATTTCGTGACGTAGAATATCTGAGCCACGAGCCTGAATGTCTTCTGGCACTTCGTCAGGGTTGAATGAAGATGCTACGCCGCAGTTCATAGCGGCCCTATTGACTATATCCATTACCTGCATATTTTGGTCTCCCGAAGGTTGGGCGTTTTAAGTTGTTGTCTTGTTCAGACGCTCTGTGTTGGGCAGAATAGCTAGGAAGTTTCTGCAACCAAGTCAAACCCTGTACAACGGAATCGACGATATCTTCGTGCTTTCCGTGTGGGAACTGGGTGAACTGGCTCTGGATTTCTCCCCAGACAAGTCCATGGGTAGAAAAACTTACATCGCCAGCGTCGAATAGATACTTCACTACAATTGCTCGTTCCACCTTGTCCTTGGTCGGATTGGCTTCCAAGATACCGCTCATTTCTCTACGGAGTATCTGGATTGCTGCAAGACCGTTCGACTTGTTCTCAATGAGCACAGGAACCTGTTGACCCCATCTACTCCTGACTTCCCTAATCCGCTTTAGAAGTAGTGTGATATCGGCGTGGAAGTTCAGTACTTCAAGAACGAAATATTTGTTCGTAGCCATCACTCGACCACAGACCGAGATAGCGTTGCAGTCATTACCAACTTCACCCTTGCCAGCGGCATCTACACTGATCACAAGTCGCATAGCCGTAGTCGCAGGTCTGGTGAGACTGAACCGAATCTGGTCTTTCTTGAACAGCTTGCCAACGTCGTCAAGCGGGACTTGGAGATACTGGGCGTTGTATGTGAAGGGGTCGGATTTATACTTGTTGATTTCCGATACTGGGAGTCTTTCAGGACAGAGACTCTCACCATCTTCGCCAATAGCTGGGAACTTGTACTGAATCCATTTTTCCTCTGTGTCGGCAAGTAGGCACCCAGTCAGGTCTTGACTTGCGACACGCTGCTGGATAACAAGGATAGGAACCGAGGGTAAGTCGATACGGTTTCTGATTGTAGACTTGAACACTTGCCATCTTCTAGCGAGGACAAGGGCACTTATTCGGTCTTGTGGCTTGTTGGGGTCATCAAGTACCAGAAGTGTTCGGCAACCAGAACCAGTCACATTTGAATTGGTTCCACGAGCGAGAATCATACCGCCAGCCCTGTTAGTCCATTCCTTCTTGCCGTTGGCCTGTGTAAGAGGTTTTAGTTCTGGCACATCGAAATACTTACTAATCCATACCAGAATCTCCTTGATTTCACGGTTCTTTCTAGCCACGAGTGCTTCATCGTAAGAGCAGTAGATAATCGTGGAACTCGGGTCATTCAGGAACAGCCAGCAAATATATAACTTCGTCAGGTCTGTCTTTCCGATTCGAGGTGGTGCGTTGATTATCACACGCTGGAGTTTCGGCAAGTCAAGAAGAATACCCGCAAGCTCCTTGTGGAACTTGTACCATCTAAATTCTCTCTTGTAAACTCGTAAAAAGATGAACCCTACGAAAAACATAAAGTTCGTCTTGCACAAGTTAAATTCTATATCCTTCTGGGTCATTATCTAAAAGGCCTCTGTAATATGGTTCTCTGACTTACGGCGTTGTCTTGGTCTGAATCAGAAGATGTCAGTATAAATGTCACGAGTTGAGAAGACAGTAAAATGTTGTTTTGTTCATCTTGCCAGTCATACCAACCAGTGAATACCTTGCCGTTTTCAATGTTGTTTGCACATCGCTTACCGTTTGAACCATACAAATGTAAGTGAGGGTTTTTTTCTTCACGACTATCTGCTGCCGTATAGTTCTCGCAGTCCATTCTGATGCGTGCAGTCGCCCCAGAAGCCACTGGGACTACGATGTTCAGGTCGTTCGTCGGCCCATCGTGGGTATATCCGAACACTGAGCTTGTTGCCGAATTAATAACACCAATATCCAAGTGTACATCGAGAGTGGTTGCTGTGGCCTCCCAAACACCGCCATCTCTACTCATAGTAACCCAGTCCACCCAGCTCCTTTCCAAGAGTCTTACTGCACCACGAACAAGTTGTATGCAAACACGGCTATTTCCTGCTGGAATGCAGAACTGTTCAGCGATGAAGTCTGGCTGCTCACTGTTTACCACTGCTACCCAGATAGGAACGGAGGCATTAGAAAACTCCATTCGCACTGCATCGGTGGACTGTGGACTGACCAAGATTTTGTGCAGTTCAGTCTGGCTCGTGTTGTCAATACAATCCACATTTACCAGTGTACAACCCATAGGAATTTCTGGATATTGACCAGCGGATTCGGACAAAGTTATACTAGCAGTCCCGTTACGAACAATATGTTCGTCCACTGGCTTTGCATAATTGTTGGCGATAATCAACTCCATCGTGCCAGCGTTTTGTAGGAATCCAAGTTCAACACCGTTGGTCGTCGTCAGCCGAATTGTTCCGAGAAAAGAGTCTAGCCGTCTAAGTGTCACCCGCCTAGTGAGCTTTACTGCTGATGTGTCTACCTTTACATTCAAAGTCTTGTTCGAAACACCGACGGACTGAATCTGTTCAATGTCTATCACGTCTGTACTTCCATCGGTTATAGTCAGTTTGTCACTACTATCGACAACGACTCCTTGGTACCCACTTACGAACTGGTACGACTCTGTGCATTGGAACTTAGCCACACCACCCTCCGTGCTTGAAGCAGGGGCATTGGGGTAGGTTTCCGTAACGGTGACACTTCTATTGCCGTCAAGTCCACCGAAAGGAACGTTGTCCCCAATATTGTAAAGGACGACTCTGTTATTCGAGGAGTTCGTAATTACAACATTTCTACCGAATCTGGAACTTTCACCGTCTTCCGCAAGTGTGGGTTGCAAGAGAAGTTTGAACACTACCCCAGACTCGAGTGCGGTGTTGTCTTTGGGTTTCAGTATAAGAACCTTCGTTTGCAACCCTATCTGAACTGTGTAAGTCTTGGTGAGACTCTTGAAGTCAATCACTTCAATCTGCTGGTCGTCAGTCCATTTTGTGAACGATGGTACATTTGCCAAGTCATCAAGAGATAGCTGGCTATTGGGTTTCTGATTGGCAGAGAACAGCTTCTTATAATACTTGTCGCCGACTTTCACAAGTGTAGCGGGGGCATCACCAGACTCCGCTTCCCGACCGTACAGTATACCGTCAAAGATTACGATTTCACTTTCGCTTGTGACAGTCCAGCTTGTAGATGAACCGTCGCCGAGTGTTGCCGTAACAATAGCGTCCTCGCCTACAAACACTCCGTCGTTGTACGGAGTACCATCGGTTCTGCAAATAAACCCTCTTGCGTTCGTCCTAATCTCATAGCCAATTTCATCACCAGTGGCGAGTTTGAAAACCACGGGTGTGGTAGAAGAACTCAACTGCTTGGCAGTGACCGTCGCATTGAAGAACGGAAGTCTATGTGTTGCGTGAATGGATATATTCATTTCTCATCTACTCCTTTGGGAGGAACATAGTCGTAAGTGAAAGGTTCCACGCCCATAATCATACTGGAACCCCAAGGTAATGCGTTGTCTGTTCCCCTGATCATCAGAGGAACTACACCCTTTCGCAGTACCTGACTACCGAATCCAGATTTCGATTTATTCTTCAAGTCTGCCTCGGTAACGAGATTCATATTTGTACGTTTCTTATACTCCGCCATAGCTTTGTCGTAAGCCTTCTTCTGAGATTTCGGGAGCGGCTTGGGAGAACCAGTGCTCATATCGACAGCTTCTGAGCCTTCGGTAAGCCACTTGCGGAGTGCCTTATTTCTCATATTCTTTTCCTGACCAAACAGTGTGTTCCCACGCCACTGGGATAGGAGTTGTGCGTGTTCCGACATAGGCATAACCTTGGTTCCACCAGTAAAGACTTTGGATTCAGGGGAACCCTTGACTTGGGCTTTCTTCAACAATTCTTTGAGTCCGTAGGAATCTTGGCCCATCGAGTTAAACCAAGACTTCAACTGCGGATTGTTCCTTGCGTATTGAGCCATAAACTCGTCAGAAGGAGTAATATGGGCCATTGGAATATCGTCGAAGTTAGTAGACCATACAGCCTTGTTGGCATTCACATCCTTACCTCGTTTAACTTCAAAGCTACCATGAGGTGAATCTATCACCTGTTTACCTCTAAACCCACCTTCAGGTAAATCCATCATTAACGGCAGGTCGGCCCTGTTCGGTGGAACATCGGTCGGGTCTGGGAGTAACTTCGCCTTGAATTGGGTTTTAGGATATTTCTTCTCGAACTTCTTGAAAGCCTGACTCAGGAACGGCTGCATCGCCTTTTCGGTAGAACCTCTCGATTTCGAGAGTGCTATACTCTGATTGATGTGCTTCGGTGTCACACCCCTCGGGTTTTCAGGCCACATCATGTCTTTCAGGGCACCTCGCCCTCGCACCTTGTTTGCAGCAGAGATAGGGCCAGACAACGCTCCGAGTGCCATTTCAATACCAGCGTCGGTGGCATCAATCGGTTGGTCTATGTAGCCGTGACCATACGCCTCGGCGAGACCAGTATTAACAAGTCTTTGGGTACCGTAGTTGCCAAGCCCACCAAGACCACCACCGATTGCCGCTCCGACTAGAGGTTTGGTCATAAGTGCCGCTCCTCTTGATGCACCGAGCCAAGGGAGTGCAACAGACCCCACGGTGAGTCCCAAATCACCAGCACCTCTGACTATGTGTTCGACAGGTTTGGTCTTAAAATCAAGTTCTGGGTCTTCCAACACCGCATTGGAAACAGGGATGAACATATTCTTGACGAAACTAGACACTCCGTTAGGAATCTCATACTGGTTCTTTGCAACACCCTTGTCATCAAAAAGATGTTCGGAGGCAGCAGTATATTTGGGAGTCTCACTCTCGAAGTCTTCCTTCCAAGCATTGGCGAGAGCCAACTGTGCCGCATCGTAGAGGGCTTGCTTGTTGCCATCCCCGAGTTTCGTCTTGATGAGTGCATTCAACAATTCATTCGATGTTGGATACCAGTCTTGTTTTGCAGCGTTGGCTTCCTCCCTCGTCATCGGTTGGAAACTCTGGTTGAAAGGTTTCTTCAAGTAGTCTTCCAAAGGCCTCTTTTCGACTCCGTAGGTAAGAGCATCCAGAGCCTTGGCGTTATCCAAGTCCTTGATTACCCAGTCCCCATCTTCGTTCTGTGCAAAAGTGAAATAATCACTTTCGGGTGGAGCGATGTAGTCCAGCGTATGTGCCCAGCCGTAATCCTTGGAGCGATAACGCTTGTCCTCTTCGTCAGAACTGTACATCCTCAGACGAGCATCGGCAAGCTCCCTCAAAATCGGTTCCAGCCAAGGGTTCGTCTTCACGAGAGTTCTTGCTTTAAGTTCTCGTGAGGACTTGACAGGAGTCTTCGTTCTCCGTATCGCCTGAACATCGTCATTCACAACTTCAATTGTGCGTGGGACTGCGGGGGTTGGCAGTCTATAATAATCCGAGCGAAGCGTAGTCACAGGGTCTTTGTATTCAGTGTTAGTGTCAGCCATATAACCTCACGTTTATTTAATATTTCCACCCTTACCACCACGATTTCCCAGCGGGTCGTTAATCGGCTTCGGCATAGAACCTGCTGCAAGTCTTGCGTTACGCATAACGGCATTGACAGGCTGTCTGTTCTGCCATTGAGCGAGGTAGTTTCCGAAGTTCTCGTCAAGGGTGGGGCCTTTATGTTCCCATCCCCAGTAGAGACCTAGTTGCGGGATCTTGCTATTGTACTGATTCTTGTAGATATTGTACTGAGCTATCGCAGAGTCCCACACCATCTGCCTATCGACATTTGCGTTCTGCATCACATACTGCTGGAAAGCGTCCTTCGCATTCTTGTAGGATGTAACGGCAGTGTTGATGTCAATAGGATTATTTTTCTGACCTTGCAATCTGCCAAGGGACAGCATAGCGGCATTAAGCCAGTGCTCAGCCTTGTCGGATAGTTGAACATTGCCTTGATTGTCAAAGCTGCCGAAAGAGCCAGCACCTTCGTCGCCAAGGTTTATGAAGTTATCCATATCTTCCAAGAACGCCATAGCGTCTCGGTTGCCAGCGTTTGCAAGAGCATTGACCTGAGCCACAGTGTTCGTGTTGAAGAACATCCGCATAAACTTGTCGTACACGAGTCTGTCTGCACGAGGCATAGCTTCAACCTGTGCACGAACCTTTTCAGCGTCAGCGATAGCACCTCTGGACTGGGCCCAGTTGAGAATGGTGTATTCCGAGAGTTTATCGAAATACATCTGTGCCTGATTGGAGTTGAGCCAGTTCGGATTACGAGCGACATTCTGCTGAATATCGTTGAGCCAGCCACCAATCCAGTCGAGCTTGCTTCTGTCAGCCTGTAGGTCTTTCTGGAAGCCCTGCTGGAATCCACCTGCGTTGATGGAAGGACGACGGAGTTCGTTCGGGTTGTAGCCAGCGTTCGCATATTCCTGTCTGAGTCTGTTGGCTTCGGTGAAGAACTCATTGACAGTGTAGGCATCACCAGAGGCGTACTTGCCGCTGTTCCATTCGGATAACAACTTGTTCCACTGGTCAAGCATAGAGCGACGATGTTGTTCCTTCGCTCTGAGTTCCTGACCGTAAGTGCCACCACCGATACCGTTACCCTTTTCAGAATTGACGAGTGTCATAAGTTCGTTGAAAGCGTCACCGTGCATTCCAGTAAAGCCGTGCTGCGTGAAGTGCGTCCACCGCTTACCGAACGGCACATCATCCCATCCCATCAAGGCTTGAAGTACGGTTCGGTGAGGGTCGTTGGTCGGATTCTGAACTTGTTCGGATTGAGTCGGTTGCCATTCTACCGTAAAGTCTTCACGAGGCTTTGCTTCTACTGTCGGGAGTGTGTAAGCGGGGAGAGGTTCTTCACTGCCGAACGGAACGGAGGCATCCGCTTTAGGGGCGGAGGTTTTCGCTACGGATTTCTGTTTCGGTTTCTTGTTATCGGACTTCTTCGGAGCGTCTGGCTTCTTTTGTGTTTCGACCACAGGTTCCATACTCGACGACTTGACCTTATCGACAGTGTTGGGGCCAGGCGTTGCACTCGAAGATGATGCAGGCAATGGCGATGCCTCCGCAGGCGATAGTGAAATGCTGAACGGTATCGGGGGCGGAGCTGCACTCGAAGAACTCGACGAACTCGAAGTTCCGTATTTTTCAAAAAGCATCTTGTAAGGGTCTGCCATACATTACTCCTTCGCCCAAGTCTCAGCCTTGTCTAGTTCCGCACTCATATTTTTCTTTTTCCAGTCTTCGTGGGCTTTGCGAGTCTTACTGTTGAGGCCACCATAAGAACCGTCAATGCCGTTCTTGTCAGGGCCATGAGCACCGAGGTCATATCCCAAGTCCACAAGTTCCTTCTGGATGTTCTTGACAGCTTCGGGGTTGGATATATCGGAGTCTTCGAAGTTACGGAGCGAATAAGTCGTTTCGTTCGGATTCGCCGTTATTACACGAGTCGGAGACCTGTCACCACTATAAACAGCAATGCGTCCTTCATTCCGTCCACCGCCTGTACGCTCGTAGTAATCCGATAGACCGCTGACATCTTCGGCGGCTCGCTCTGCTTGTTCGGTCAGTGCAGCAGCCTCGGAATAATCACGAACATCGTCTTCCGCAAAACGAGCAGCGTCCCGCACTTCTTCTTCTTCGCTAGGTACCGACTTCTTGAACCAAGGGATTTCATTGAGCATCTTGGCGAACATACTTATACGAGGCCAGATTGCATTGTTCGGGTCTTTCTTCGGAAGGGACGAGGCGTAATCTGGACGGCTGAACTCTCTCAAACTGAATCTGGGCATTAGGAACCTCCGAGAAGTGAGCCAAGTAGAGACTGGTCACGACCAGCATTCTGAGCTTGTGCCTGTGTGAGTGCGATATTTCCAGCGTACCGCTGCATCGCACGGTCGTTGGCAAGTTGTAAATAGTCTTCGGCAGGTGCGTTGTCTGCTTGAAGTTGCATTCCTGCAAGATTTGCGTTCTGCATAGCGTTTCCCTGAACACTGTTTGCGACATTGAGATTGTTCTGCGAGTCGCCCATGGCATTGTTGAAGGCCTGTTGCCACAAGTCCCCAGCCTTGGTAGCCACTGCATTCGCACCAGCCTTCGTAGCCGCACTGGACTGGAGTGCGGAACCAGCACCGCCCTGCACTTTCTGCAAGGTCTGGTTCAGCATCATTTCCATCTGCGGGTTCATATAGGACTGGACATTATCGGAGCGTCCAGCGTTCGCTTGCTGTTCCGCAAGTGCTCCAGCCCTGTTCGTCTTGTTCTGAGCATTCGCTACGGACTGGTCGAAAGCGTCAAGGTTCGCACCCATACTCCTTCCAGTCATAGCATCGGAGAGCATACCGAACTGTTCGGTAGTGTCCGCATCAAGCTGATTGTTCGCCGCAGCCTGACCTTCGGTCATAGCTGCCAGTGAACGGTTCCCCTTGTTCGGGTCGATGATACCTAACGTTCCACCGAGATTTCCGAGTAAGTTAACGTCCTCGGCACCGCCCCAAGTCATCATATCTTATTCTCCTTCCCACAGGTTAGTGGCGAAATTAGTTGCGTTTGCCATATCGTTGGAGTCCATCGAAAGTGGATTCTCGGTCTGCATCTGTTCGGCAGGGGTAGGCATCCTACCTTTCTTTAACGCCGCCTTGGTTATCGTGTCAATAAGACCAGCGGTGTTCTGGTTCCTCGCAGCACCGAGCACACCGCCGACCACTGCACCGATAGGGCCACCTACCTTGTAACCAGACATGGCTCCGCCTACTGCACCATTTAGTTTAGAATTCATTTATACCTCACGCATCGTTAAAAGTTGTAACAGCAGGTCTCGGTGCAGGAGCGTTGACGTTCGTCATCTGTTTCTGACTCTGATTGAGTTGTACAGGTTGCAGACTGTTGGGTGTCGGGCCCACCGAGTTAGGCTGCTGCGGTTGTTGAATAGGATTGAACTGTTGACCAGTCGACGCAAGTGCATTCGCCACACTCTTTGCGTTTTCTTCGCTGAAAGCGTTCGAAGCCAAGTTGAGAACATTGTTGGTGAGCAGTGGTGAATCCTGAGACTTGATTTGTTCGAGTGTCTGGATTGCACCATCGTAGTCGCCTTTGGAAAGGCAGTCGTTGAGTACCGCCATAAGAGCTTCCTGCGTCTGCTTCTGTTCTTCCGTCCACTGTTTGAGGGCGAGTTCCAGACGTTTCGTGCGTTCGGTGGAGTCGATGAACTCCTTCTGACGTTCGAGTCTCTGGGTAGCTTGGAGACGGAGAAGTGCAATTTGCTGATTCTGACCTTGGATTGTCTGGTTGAGTTTCTGCACCACGGATTCGAGCTGGAGAACTTGCGGACTCTTGAAGGGTTCCTGTTGGAAACTTGCGGCGATCGCTTGCTTGGTAGCCACAGGCAAGTCTTCGAGTGCGAGCATCTGCACCACGAGACCCTGAGTATTGAGACCGCCTTCCTTTGCAAGTCCGTAAACACGAGTGAGGGCTTCCATATCCTTCTTACGTTTTACAGACTCGATGTAGCCACCGAGTATAACCACTTCGGCGGGGTTCCCAGTCATATACATCTGGATACAGCGATAGACTTCCGCTATGCTGTCAGCCATTCTCGACAGGTATGTGTTGGAGATTGCGTCCCGAACTTCGTTACGAGCCACCACTTCTTCACGAGTAACGGCTTCGCTACCGCTCGCTACCACAGGGCCGAGCATATCGCTAATGACGGACTTCCAGTTGTTGAATGTGCTCAGGAGAAACTCGTTGTCGTGAGGCACGAACTGGACAGGAGGAACATCGTTTCCATTCTGGTCTACGTTGTCAATCGGAAGTGTACCACTATTCCTCCAAGCCTCGCCGTGGTTGACTGTGGCATCGGAACGAGTGATAAAGTTAGCATCGGAACTTGCGGCAGTCCTAATCTGGATTTTGGTTCCTGTCAGTGCCAGAGCTTTCAGTACACTCTGTGTTTGGTAGTACAAACCACGATAGTGATAACGCTTGTCGGACAGTTCAATGCGTTCTCCGACAAATCTTACGACTGGGATTCTGTCTAAACCAGTAAGATTAAATGTTTGAGGTTTTTCAAAATCGTCGTCGTAGATGTCGAGTACATAAACACCAGTCTTTTTGTCCTTGTGATAGTGCGAGACTTTCACTCGTTCGGCATTAGAGTCAAATTCTACGTATGTGTGGAGGAAGCTACAAGCCATCTTCGTAGCCGCTTCGTCATCTTCCCTTTCGAGAGACAAGGGGACTACTTCGAAAACAACCACATCCGTGGCATCTCTAAGTGTGGGGTCGTCACCATTGAACATCACATAACGAGCGTCAATCGGTTTCACGAAAGGCTTGGAACCATTCATGCCAACACCAAGGAACGAGTAACCATCATTCAGGACATCGTTGTACTGTTCGGTAAAAGCTGAATCGAGTCTGGCGTTGATGCCGACTTCCAATAGCGTGTCGTCCTGTGGGCGGTACGGTGCACTACTTAGTTTGCTTACTTGAAGGGTGATGTAGGTCTTTACATAGTTCACAATCACGAGGGGGTCGTTCGTAATCATAGCCCATTCGGAGTATTCCTTATCATCACCGAGATTGCCAGCGGCAATACTGCGTGAGATTTCAAGGGCCGTGCGGTCTAGTTCTTTATAAGCGAGTCGAGGTTTGAACTTTTCTAAAACCTGTCTCAAGTTGTACTTGGGCATACCAGATACTTCTCCATAAGTTTAGTCTTGACGAGTTCCTCGTCCTCGGAGCGTAGTTCTGGTTCTAACCCAGTGCTGTTGTTAATCTTGTCCATCAAGGCCATAGCCTTGACTTGAACTCCGCTCTTAGTTCGGGAGTCGTCGATGGTATCCTGCAAGATTTCGAGAATCTCCTTTGCAGGTAGAGCAGAGAGCTGGTAGATAAGAGTGCAAGCCGAGACCCTCACAGCACTGGGCGTGTCTTGGTTCTTGGCTATCTCTACCAACAGTTCAGTGTTCTTACCATCAAGCATGCTTACAATATACTTTATTCATTAGTCTTGTGCAAACGGAATAGAACCAATTCGTTCAAGTTTCTCATTGCCGCCCTCAGTTGTGGATTTGTAAATTACAACTTTGTCCTTGTACAGTTCGAATCTAAGGAAGAATAGTTCAAGTCTAATGTGTTGGTCGGCAGCGTCGAGAGTCTTCCCCTTGGCGTTCTTAGTCACAGACTGGCAATTAAAGTTTCCTTGCAGGGTTCTAATTAAGTCGTCTACTGAATAGTTTCCAGAGAGTTTCATACTGAATTTCCTATGGGTAATAAAAAACCCACCGACGAGGAACACTCGCCGATGGGAACTTAACAACCTAATACCACGGAGTATTAGTCATCGTCAGTTTCTTCAGGGTTTTCAATTAAGTCCTCACCACTGTAAAACTTGACACCGTCTTCTTCCTTGTTCACTGCGACTTCCAAGAACACCAACTTACCGTAGGCACTAACCTTCCTGTACGGAGCGAATGTCTCAGTACCGTCAGGGAGTTTGGACTTGCCAGTGTAACAGATGTCAAGAACACTCTTGTCATCGGAGACCTTGATTCGGATAATGTTGGAGTATTTGCCGTCCTTGGACTTCTCCAGCATAATCTTGAAAGGTGTTTCCCAGAGTGCTCCACCTTCTTCATCGTCAGTGATAAGAGATTCGAGGTTGGGTACATCTTTGAACACTTGGGCCATCTTGGACTTTTCATTATAGGAAAGAGTCATCCAAGATGTCCACTTGCGGACAACGACATCTTCGCCCTCAGTGTTCTTCACACGACCAGCGAGAAGGAATCGGACAGATGGAACAGGGTCTGTGGTCTTGCTGAACTTACTCGGAGGCAGGGAGGCCACCTGATAAGAAATGATGCAAGCGGACACATACTCGTCCACAGGGAAGTTGAGAAATTCGCTACGGTTAGCGAGGGGGGATTGCTTGTTTGCTGCCATTTTATGCTCCTTTTGAGTTATGCTAGGCGTTCAAGTGATTTTCCATTACATAAACATAGTAGAAAAGTCTACTTTGTTTTCACTACATTTTGAGAAGTTTCCTCAAAAATCTTGATTCTATCATTGATAACTTCCACGAGAGAGTCAAAGAGGCTCTTCTGCTTGCGGAGCTTCTGAACCATCTTGTACCCACCGATGATAACGTCAGTGGTGAGAAGAATCTTGCCGATGGCTTCGGAACTTTTCTGGAGTTTGTTGCGTTCCACATGGAGTCTCTTTGCAAGAGATTGGGCCTTCTTGGAAGTGTTTACTTTTTTCATTTTATTTTATTCCTTTTTAGTTGAGGGTTGAAAAAAAAAAATGGGCACTGGGGGTGGTTATTGGATTGTATCGCAACCCAGTACCCGCCGCAGTTGGGAAAGACTGCGGTTACTTGCGATGGTTCATAACTCTACGAATGAAGGCTCTCATTTCGGGAGGGTATTTATTAATAAGTCGCTCCTTCTTCCATTTGAAGTAAAGGGCAACGAGTGTCACCATACCTAGCATTTCGACATAGATAATCAAAAACCAGTACATGAGACAGAGGCAAGACCATTGCCCAGGCCAAGCGGTCAATTCCCATTCGGCAAACTGACCGACTCCGATGAGGTGAAGTATCACCGCCACAAGAGTCCAGACGAGTATAATAAAGGAGAAATATCCGATTTTCACTGGTCTTGCCCCTACACACTGTACTTCACGTAACGAGTTCCAGCACCCTGTTTCAGGCACTTCTCGTATACATCAGGGTACAGGTTCTGGAGTTTTGTCTTATCCACAGTGACCGAACCCTTGCGTTCCACCCAAGTGGCGAAGGTTCGACCCTTGTGCAAGAGCTTGGAGGCATCCACCATACGGAAGCTCAGGGAGTTCTTGAATGCGGCAAACTCTTCTTCTGCCTTTTCAGCGGCTTCCTTGAGTCTTGCATAAGTGGCAACGGTCTCGTCATCCACTTCCTGAGGTTCCCCAGTGTGGCCAGTCTCGCCAGCCATTGCAGCGATGGCATCCTTGTCTACTGAGAAGAAACCCAACTCAGCAGGGGGAGTCTTATTCTGGATACACTCCCATACAGTGAGGCAACGTTCCTTCATCTTCTCCACGAAAGCAGGGTTGTATTCCACTTCCTTCTCGAAGTACTGATGTCCACGGATAAGCACTGCGAAGTACGCCTTGCGAATTCCAGTGACATACATCTGCCACTGAACCTGTGCGTAGTAGCGGTCTGGAATTGGATTCCACTTCGCTTCACTCTGGCCTGTCTTGCACTCGATGATGCAGGGGAGACCTTCTTCATCGTAGCACTGGGCATCGAGAGAACACTTGGCCCAATCATTCTGATAGAGCCTTCCACAACTTACGTGTTTGAAGTTCGGGTGTGTCTCCATAAACTTGCGAACGAGCAAGTCTTCAATCCGATGACCCCATTCCAGATAACCGTCAGAGTCAGACTGGTCTGATTCAAGTAGCCCCAGCTTCAAGGAGTAAACTGTGAGTGGAGAGGAGTACTTGTCGGGGAACATAATGCTTGCGGCTTCGGTAGCAGTGATACCCTGCTTACGCCAAGCCAACCACTTGTCCGTACCCTGTTCTGGAGCGTCCTTCACTTCGTACTTGAAGTCCATATCCTGAGCGAGAACCACATCGCAAGGGAGGGGTGCCCCACGGTTGTCATCCCTGCCAAAGCCGCAGAGTTCCATATTGAGTTTTTTATTCATCTTTACTTACCTCTGGTTCGGTTTCAGTGACATTCCTAGTCCTGTCAAGTTCGTCGACGAGGTCTCTGATTGTCTGTTCCAACTTGTATACTTGACGGCGAAGGTCGTCTATTGTTTTGTTGGATACACCCTTCCCCATTACGAGACTGCGATACTCGCTTAGGGTGATGGTGACAGTCAACTCACGAGGTGCCACGAAGTTATCGGATTCTCCGTAACCATTGAGTTTCTTTTCGAGAACTTGTGTATCGTTATTACTGCACATTGTCAATCTCCTTTTCATCTTTCTTGGTAATACCCAGAGGGATATTCTCCACGAAAGTAAGCTGGTCTACTCCCACGGTGCGGTAGACGGTTTCAGACCAAGGTGCGACACGGACACGGCAGTCAATACGCTGGTCAGCGTTCTCACCAACAAAGGATTCCTTGATACCGACCAAAGTACCCACACCCTGTAACTCGCCATCATTGTAGTAGACCTTCGGACAGGCGAGTTCTTGCACGACTTTCACCGTGTCGAAGCGGAAAGTGTCACCACAGGCAGGACAGAACACCCTGTACTTGACGGAGCCATCGGAGCTAAAGAAAATCTCTTCGAGGAAGCCGTAGAACCTGATGGGAGGTTCTTCGTTAATCGGGGTGTCCCAAGCGACCACGAGGCGACCATCTGCGAGGGCATTGAGTTCCTCGAGAGTGGTGTATTTGGTAGCGGCCTTGTAGAGAGAATTTGCTGTGATATTTTTGGGGAAGTCGAGTTTGATTATCATAAGAATTTACTCCTGTTGAGTGTTATTTAGTTTGTTTTGAATTTCGTTCCACTCGTCATAGACAAGTTTCACTTTGAGGAAGGTCTCGGCATCACCACCCTTGTCGGGGTGATTGCGAAGTGCCCAAGCCTTCCACTCCTTGCGGACATCCGCTTGCATTGAGAGTCCATCAAGCAGTTCCCTTATCTTGAAGTCCACAGTCTTGTCGTTCGAGAGAGCGGCAGTGATGTTGTTCAAGAGGGCTTCGTTGTCCGTGCATACTCGGAGTATGTCCGAGCTGAGAATGCACTCACCGAAGAAAGTTTCTTCCAGTCGTTTCCAACTGAAATAGCTCAGTATGTGTTCCTGTCCAGTGGCCACAAGCCTACGCCACCAGAGCACGAGACTGATTTGAGAGGTCTTGTACTTGCGTTCAGCCAGACCAATCAGCAAAGTCACGAAGGGTGCGGACTGCTGTGTACTGAGTTCCAGCATTGCAAAGGGCGGGAGTTCACCACGCCATAGCTTCTGCAACTTAAAGACCCTAGCAGTATTGGTAGCGGTCTGTTCCAGCTGCTTCCAGCGTGGTTTCAACTTCCGTATCTGCTCGGGATTGACTCGCAGCATCTGGTCAAGTCGACAGAAGATGTCGTCTATTTCCCAGTTCTCCATCACTTCTTTTCCTCGTAAGCGATGTTGTGAAGTAAGTCCTGATACTTCTGGAGTTCGTCAAACATCTTCTTGAATCGTTTATCAATGGACTTGATGTAGTCATAAGTCTTGCCCGACTTGCGAGCCTCGTACTTCTTCACCAGCTCTTCACCGACAATCACTCGACCCTGAACCCAGAGGATTCTGAACAAGGGTTGATCCCTGTCGAACAGTGGGAACCGCTTCTTTAGTCTACTGTTAGTCATTGATGACAAGTGTTGGAACCCGAGTGCGGCAGGGTGGCCGTGGGCCATATAACCTTCACGCACTACATCGCACGCAACGAGGTCAGTCGCACGCCGTTCCATCAGGGCCAAAGTCTGATTCAAGTCCTCGGTAGTACGGACACTCAGAACACTCTGAATAGCATTCGCATCCACCTGGGAAGGTACAGATTCCGAGGCTTGTGATTCCTTCTTCAATACTGTTTTGGTCATAGTTCACTCCGTGTAAGTGTTTGTTAAGTTTTAATTGTGGCATAATTTACCGCTCTATTTATATAGTAGGTTGGGGCGGTTCAAATAAACCGCATAAAAAAAAATCCATCGTAAAAATACATCGTTCCCATATACTATTTTTTATTTATTTAAGAATTTTTTTTAATTTTTTTTTTCGCATAATAAATAGTATAGTGAAACGATGTATTTTTTTTAAGTCCTCCCAGTTAAGAACTCGAAACCAGTAGGTGTACTCCGCTAATCTTTTTCAGTTTTTCATCCATTTTCATCCTCCAAAATTTAGAGGAAAAGAAAACAATAAACTTCTTCTTACAGGAAACACACCGCAGTATAGCTCCCGATGAACTTTTCCCTTCACGAACCAGTTCTGTTTTTCCACAAAAAGGACAATACTTATACTTAATCATATTTTATGAGTCCCTTCTACACCCCGAGCCTTACGCTTGTTTGTGCGGTGATGTAGCCATAATAGGGCCTCTTCCAGTTTTGTGATTGCAATGGCGTTCTCACGGCAAGCATATGGACTTGCTTGGAATCCTTCGAGACGGGCCACAACAATATTGATTAAGTCCTCGTTGCAACATCCGTTTACGCCTGATTCAAGAATTGGGCCTTCCTGCATATCAATCTTTGCAATAGTCTCACCATCAGACCTTCGCTTGATTTCAAAGTGATGAGGAGCGTTGAATTTTGGCTCATCTTCATGGAAGATTTGGGTGTAGTCGTCTGTGTTCAGGTCGCTTACTGGAATCTGTTTCATGGTTCTCCTTTGTTTTTGGTACCTTTCTGTTTTCTTAATCATATTTTTTTCTCCTTTTAGTCAGGTTAACGAGTACTCCTCTCCGAGTAGTTGTTATGGTTTTCTTCTTGTCTTCTGGTCGTTCAGCCGATAAGCCATACGCATCTCGACCACCACAAATACTGCAAGTAGACTTACCATCCCTTGCAACATCCGTTAAATTTACGCACATACACCAATGTTGGTTTTGCATATCATACTCCTTGTTCGGTGGTTTTGGCACCTTTCTGTTTATCTTGTTCAGTCATCTTCCTGATTTCTCTATCAAGTTGTCGGAAGTGAACGTCAAAAAGAAGTTCTTGCTCTGCCTCAAAACATTCCGCTTCCGTTGGTTCAGTTAAAAAAGGCATCTCATTCAGTCTCCTGCAACTGGTTCATCAGTAACCGCTTTTCGTTCGGAGTCAGTCGACTGATAGACTGGGCAATCTTGGCTACACTACCAACATTATCACGTGTATCAAAGAATGTGGCAAGGGAACCAGACACCAGAACACACTGACGCTTCACCTTGTTATGTTCAATTCCGAGCATACGACTGACAGCATTGACAGTGACCTTCGGCATGGAGAGAGTCGCACGAGTCTGGGCCTCCACAATCTTGACGATTTCTTCCTTGGCCTCGGGGGTGAGGTCGTTGGTGAAGAACTCAGTTCGGGCAGGGTAGAGTTTCTTGCATGCAGTGGGTTCACTACTAGGAACGTCTGCTATGGCACGAGGCTCCACAGGTTCAGGGGAGGGGTTTGTGTTAGGAATAGGTGCAGACTTGATAGGTTTGTGATAGTTCATAAAAACTCCTTGTGATGTTTGATGTAATATAGTAGGTTTAAGTGTGGTTTATTCACTACGCAATTTACTACTATATGACTATGAAACGACTTGATTATTACGCAATACTGAAAAAGCAGCACGAGGACTTCCGTCGGACACCCCAGTGGCAGGTGTTTAGAAAGTATGTCCTCGCATCCCGTAACCAAACTTGCGAGTTCTGCGGCAAGCATTACAGTAGGGTTCACCACTTAGATGTGCATCATAAGTTTAGAACTAACTACACGAACCTAGAACCCTCTAGGTTTATGCTGCTATGTAAGACTTGCCACCAGTTCCTACACAAGAAGTCGGGGACTCCGCTGCTCGGTCAGTACACAGAACAGGTTGATGACTAGATTCCCATCATCTTGATGACAACCACTACTAGTAGGAGCAGTAACGTACCACAACCACCAATAAAACTACCGCAACCCATTGTCGGTTTCCTCCAGTACATCCAGTTGCCCGTTGTCGAGTTCTTCTTGTTGATACTGCGTCCGCACGAGGCGTGCAGTGTGACAGGTTTTGAACAGTTCATACGCTGCGTTGGCTTCCTTCGGTTCAAGCAACAGCAAGTCCACAGCGTCAAGCTGCTTCTTGAAGTCTTGATAGTCAGTGTACCCACGCTTGATGATGTCATTGAGAATCTTTAGGACTTCTATGGTGTAGGACTTACCTTTGATGATGTCCCGCTTTACATATTTGTTCAGTCTGATAAGCGATGACAGCGGATATTCACTGCCAGTATATGTGGATTGTCTGGTGATACGGTACTCCACCCAAGCATCAAACCAAGCGATGTCCTTAATCTCAGGCATAGCAATTCCACCATCTTTAGTTTCTCTGGACGAGAACTCCACACCGACCTGACAGTGGGAGAAGTCGAATGAATCCACGAGTTCTTGCAATGTGGCCTTACGGTAGGTACAGAACTGGATTACTTTTCCGTGAACCTTGACAGTGATGGCGTTCTTTGTTTCGCAAATCACTTCACCTTTAAGACTCTCAATGGTATTTTTTCTGATGCGGTCAGCGTTAAATGAATTACCAAATGCAGGGTACACATCGTAGTCGTTTGGCACTCCGTCCATAAAGCATCCACCTGCTACACGGAAGTCATCGTTGTCCAGTATGAAAGCGATGTCCCACGCAGGGATACGCTTGGCTCTGATGGTCACTAATTTTTCAAGTGTTTCCTTGATGTTCATATCAGTTTTTTTATCCATTGGATTCCTCCTTCTTGTTGGACTCACCAGTCTGATTCTCAGTGGCCTGTATCTTCTGATGAGCAAGCATAAACGCCACTACACCACGCAGGAACTTATCCTTATTCACGGGGCAGTCAGGGTCTTTGAACATAGTGATGACTGACTCGCACACGAAATCAACTCGCACAGGTGCGGAGATGTCCTTGCCTGTCGTTTCCTTGCAGCGTTCTTCCGATACCTCGGACGCAGCGTTGATGACAGTATTAGCATAAGCCACTGCCATCGGAGTCTCAATGAGAATACGTTTGAGTGTTTCATTATTTGATTTTTGCATTTTGTTTATTCCTTGTTTTGAGTGTTAGTGTTGGTGTTGAAGATATAATCGCAGGCTGTCTGAGCCTTGTTGCAGACCTCGGAGAACTCTGCTGCTTTGAAGTTCTTGATGCGATTCCGCCAAGACTGGCAGTATGCCACAGTCTCCGTTATGCACTTCGTGGTGTCGAGTCCAAGCCTTCCGATACACAGACAGGCAGTAATCTCGGCTCGAAGTTCTTCCTGAGCATAGGAGCTATCACCGAACTTGTCTTTGTGTAGTTCGTCGAGCCTCTTTGGGTGACCAGTGGAGTGGGCAATCTCGTGGAAGACTGTACTCCAGAACTGAGGGAGATTGGAAAAGTTTTTCCAACCTGGCACTTGGATTGAGTCTTGCTTCGGCGAGTAGAACGCAGTGTTCCCACCACCAATGAGTGTCACCCCTGTCCGTTCGCAGTACGACTTGACAATTGAGAACACCTCGTCATCACCACTCGGAACGCCACCGTGTTCCCACTTGTCTCTGTACTTTGGTTCTATCCCTTCGGTGTCAGTACCGATGCGAAAGACGTAGTTCACTGAACGTCCGAATCGGTGCCCAGTGACCTCGCCAGTTTCCTCGTCTTTTACGGCGTACAAACCTCCGCCTACAACTGGCTTACCGCTGCCCTTACCGCTGATGACTTTGCCACCAGCTTTCTTGATGGCATTGAACGTCGCATACTCACCAGCGAAGTCCAGCATCATCCTGTTCACGAGGGAAGTGTAGGGTTTGCCAGTGGCGTAGCTGATGATGCCGTTAGGACTGACCACCCAAGGCTTCGTCCACGGAATCACTTCGCCATCCAGTTGGGAGAGTATTTTATCAGTGATGAACTGGTTCTTGTCAAACTTCTGGGTAGCCATATTCCTTTCTCCAAGTCTTGATGTGTTCAACGAGTGCGTCCACTTCGGCGACAGACAACTTGCTGCCATTGGGGAGAAGTTCTAAAACTTCTTCATAGCCTTTTGCATAGCTAGCTTGGCACTTACCATAGAGAGAGTCCGAGTACTGCTCTAGGTCTTCAACCACTAAGCACAAATGTGCGACGCAGTCCTTAGCTTTCAAGCCTAGCCTGCACTGCTTAATCTCGACGAGGGCTGAGTTTAATTCCTCGATTTTATAGTTTATGCGGTCAAGGAGGGACTCTATGCTATCCAATTCTTCAGTTTTCATTGTTACTACTCCATATAACTGACAAGAGTGTATGCTCCCACCAGCAGGATAAAGGTGAATACAGCGACGACAATATCGAGCACTTTCTTACGACGTGCTACTGCTCTTTGATACTGGTACCAAGAGTCATAACCTTTTGGCAAAAATTCTAACATCTTTTATGATCTCCCTCGCAGTTCTGCGATTGTTAAGTTTATGTTGTTTCCGCAGCCAATGGTTGCAAGAACCTTCCGTCAGTTTTGACTGGCCGTCAGCAAGTCGCTGGGCGAACTCACGGACAAACCCTTCGGGGAAGGCTTTTAGGAAAGCGTACTCATCTAAAGTGGGTGCTTCCGTTGTAAGGAAGTCACTGGGGACTTCTCGCTTGACACCTTCTTTTGTGTACGTCTTACGCACCGAGTCTATTACGGCAAAACTGCCGATGTTGATTAACCACCAGCACTGGACGGTCTCAGGTCTGGACTGGTCGAGTGTTAAGAACGCCTGAGTCAGACCGTCCCATGCCTCATCATAGGAACACTTGACTCGGGTCATGATGGCTTTGACACAAGTGATATACTGGTGATCGTTCACTGGTTAGTCCTCCAAGTAAGCTATTGGTTTCAACACTCTCACGAGTGTTTTTCTTGTCTTCCCAGTACCAAATTTGAAAGCACCGTACTTAGCCAGACCCGCTGGTAGGGTGTATATTGCCTCAGTTACTATGCACTGGGCAGGTCTTCGGCCCAAAACTTCGATGAAGTCAGGTTCACAATTTTCATCTTCTAACTGGTAAGAAAGAAAGCAGTCGCTGGCTGAACCGCTGGCAAAAACTGCTAGTATCGCCAGACCAAAACTGTCATCAGAAAACACTGAAAACCCGAATCTACGAGTAGCAGTCGGATCACCAAATAGAATAAAACTCCGCTCGTCATGAGTGACGAAACGCTCACAATTAGGACGCATAAAAGACTCCAGATATAAAAAAAAAACTGCATCCGTTCCCACGAGTGCAGTGTTAAGGTTCATTTTGAAGGTCGGTTTACCCCTTTGTTACTTGTGTTATTCTTTTGTGAGCAGTTCAATTATCTTATTCACCACTTCCTCGCCAAATTTGACGAGCAGTTTTTCATTCTTTTGAACGGCCTCAGCAGTTACTGTTAGCTCATTTAGCTCGCAGGTTTCCAAATACGATACTGCCTTAGCTGTCACTTCTGCCTCGTGCTTTTGCTTCTCAGCGAGTGCTTTTAACTCTTCAGGGCTTAACGGTACGAGGTTTTTGCAAATGAAGTCATAAACACTTGGCCTCGTTCCAGCCTTGAAGGCCTCCGTTTCATACCTCACCCACTTGTCACGTACATAACCTGCGGAGGTGAAGGTGAGGTTCGCTAAGGCTTGGAAGCTCATCGGAGCCCCCTTCCCGCTTACTTTCGAAGCGAAAAACTCCTCGACCGTTCCTTGTTCGGCTTTTTCAAGAATACCAAGGAGGCGTTCCTTAGCCTCACCCCAGCGAGGGAGGTTGCTGAGTTTTTCTTTTGCGAGCTCATCTTCA